TTGGTTGAATCTGTAAAGGCTTCTAAGGATGCTGAACAAATCCTATTCACTGGTAATGAATCAGAAATGGTTACTGAAAGCGTGAAACCAGTAGATGACCAACTTGCACGGATTCGCCGTCTTGCTGGCCTGAAATAATTAACTTTTTAACACATTAAACTCACAGGAGAAATTTAAATGAAGTCAGAACTTTTTGAAGGTAAGATTTGGGAACAAACTAAGGGTGCCCTACTTGATAACCTAGATGGCCGTAAGCGCCAAATCGTTGAAACCGTTATGGAAAATCAACGTAAGCATCTAATGGAAACCCCCGGTGGTGATGTAACCAGTGCTGGTAACATCGGTAACTTCCAAAAGATTGTTATGCCAATGATTCGCCGTATTATCCCCGGCACCATTGCATCAGAAGTAGTTGGTGTTCAGCCTATGACTGGTCCAACTGGTCTAATCTTTTCAATGCGTTATGTTTACAAGAATGCTGCTACTCTTCCCGCAGGTGAAACCGCTGGTAACGTTGCTGTAGATGATGAAGCTTTTGGTAATACCTCAAGTACTGCACCATTTGCATCACGTATGCGTCGTTTCTATGCTGGTGGCGTAACCCCCGCAGCCTCTGGTGGTATCTACGGTGCTGGTGGCGTAAACCAAGGTGGTCCATTCACCCCAGCCGGTGCATTCTCATTAGCATCTACCCCATTATCTGGTGAAGGTGGTGATGTGGTTGATATGGAATCATTCCCCGGTCGCGCTATGGGTATCCAAGTTCTACGTCAAGCCGTAGAAGCTAAGACCCGTAAGCTACAAGCTAAGTGGAGTATTGAAGCTATGCAAGACCTTTCAAGCCAACATGGTTTGGATCTTGAAGCTGAAATCACCCAAGCTCTATCTGCTGAAATCGTTCACGAAATTGACAACGAAATCGTTACCGATCTTATCAAGCTTGCTGGTACTACCGAAACTTTTGATATGGCTGGCACCTTCACAGGTACTCCACATTATGTTGGTGATCGTCACGCTGTTCTTGGTGTTCTAATCAACAAGATTGCAAATGATATCGCTGCTAAGACTCGTCGTGGTGGTGGTAATTTCATTATCGTTTCACCACAAGTAGTTTCAGTTCTACAATCTGCTGCTAAGTCAGTATTTGCTCCAGCAGTAAGTGGTTCATTTGAAGGCCCAAACAATACTAAGCTTGTCGGTGTATTGAATGGTTCAATCAAGGTGTATTCATTCTTGTTTGATGCATCCTTCGGAACTGTTGCCGCAGGTTCTGCTGTACCCGGTGGCGCTACTGCTTCTTCACAAGTTGTATTAGTTGGTTACAAGGGTGGCAATGGTGAAACCGATACCGGATATTTCTATTGCCCATATATCCCACTAATGACATCAAACGTTGTTGTTGATCCTTCAACTTACAACCAGCATCTCGCAGTTATGACTCGCTACGGCAAGGCTACATTCACTTCCAGTGCATCATCACTTGCCAATTCTGCTGATTACTACGGAAAATGCGTAATTAACAATTTAACTTTCCTTTAATATTTGACACCAAAGATTAACAAAACATTAATCTTTGGTGCATTTATTACAATTTAGAGGGTCTTCGGACCCTCTTTTTATTTCTTTCTTTCATGTTTCTTGTGTTATGATTACGCTTAGTCAACTACAAGGAGTAAAAGATGACTATCAAAGAAAAACTTCTCGCATATATCGAAGCCCGCCAATTTGTGTACGCACGTTATCTCCATAAAGAACCAGAATTATTCAATTGGGTTAACACTTTTCCGGGTGAAACTGTTGCAGAAAAGTGTTATAACGCAATTAATGGCTTCACCGATAATACCCATTACTGTCAACAATGTGGTATTAAGATGCCAAGTGATTCCTTTATATCTTTAGTTAAAGGTTATCGCATGTATTGTGGAGCGTCTTGTTCTTCCACTGCAAATGTTCCAATGACAACCAAACATTTCAATTCAGAAGAATTTAAGGTTAAGCGGAAAGAATCACTTATTGAACGTTATGGTACGGACTCATTAATCTCTATCAATCGGGAAAAGGCTATTAAATCTACTCAAGAATCTCTTGGTGTTGATTACCCTTTACAATCAAAAGATATTCGTGATAAGGTTAAATCAAACCTTAAAGAACGGCACGGTGTTGAAAATGTTATGCATTTACCTTCGACACTTGCTACTATGCGTACAACCTTTACAGAAAAGTATGGTGTTCCTCATGTATTCCAAAATAAAGAAATTTACGAAAAGCAACAAGCCACTATGATGGAACGTTATGGTGTTAAGAATGCTTTACAAAATGAAGATATTAAAGCTATGCGTGTTCAAAACTGTATTAAAAAGTATGGTGTTGATCACCCTATGAAACTACCAGAAAATAGAATTAAAAATGCTATTTCAAATCGTACCAATTATATCAATTCTGGTAAGTTTGACGTTCGCAACAAAAAGATCGCTTCAAATTGTCACGTAGAACTTGCATCTTCGGAGGCCGATTATATCGAAGGTAAGCCTGTTCTTTGGAAGCATGTATGTGGAACTGTTTATGAAGAAACATTCTGTACCGATTACTTTATTAATTCTTGTTCAAATCCAGAATGTAAACGTCAATCCAATCCTCAAAGAGCAATTTACGAATTTGTAAAGACTTTGGTTTCTGTTTCAGATATTCGTGTCAATGATCGTTCTGTGATTCCACCGAATGAACTCGACATCTATATTCCATCAAAGAGCTTAGCCATTGAAATGGATGGAATTTATTGGCATCAATTTGAAAAAGAAGGTATTAACAAAGTATCTCGTTGTGCCGATCTTGGTATTGAACTTTTACATATCACTGATTATTCATGGTATAAAAATCATCATATCTGGGAATCCATTATTGCTTCAAAGCTTGGTAAGTCAAAGGTTATTGATTCCTCGCTTTGTCAAGTAAAATCTATTTCTTCTCAAACCGCCCAAGAATTCACTTTTGTTAATTCAATGTACCCTGTTGATTACTCAAGTACAGATAACTTTGGTTTGTACTTTAATAATGAACTTGTATACTTGATGACCTTTAAAGAGATAAAAGATGACCCAGAATTTCAATCTGAGTTAACATCCTTTACACCAAAGTTGAATTTCTCTGTTCCTGATATTTCACCATTGATTAAGGTTTTTAATAAGGTAATTGGTGGAAATACTTTGGTTCATGTTAAACATGGATATGGGAACGATCACATCTTTGATAATATCGCTGAGAAGATTGGTGATACCGAACCTGAATTTTATTATATGAAAGATGAAATTGTTATTCCATCTACCGTAGATATTAAAGGTGAATTTGGTATTCATTATAATGGATTGCTATCAGAAAGTGAAAATATGCGAGATATTGGTTTTGTTAAAGTAGAAGACCGTGGTGGATTATTATTCAAAATTAAAGTGTAACGTATTATTGACAAAGAATTAAGGTGAGTATATAATAGAATACATTCACCTAACAAACATCTCATATGTCTTCAAAACTCATTCAAGCTATTCGGGAACTCGTAGACAACAACCCTAAGTCTTATGCAAAGATGATTAAGGGTTTGCCTGAATTGTTTTCCTTTGTGAATGAATATCCGGGTAAGAAGGTTTCTGAGAAGTGCTTCAATGCACTTAATGACATCAAGGATAACACTCGTTATTGTGGTCATTGTAAGGGTGTGATTGACGCACCTTTTATCAATATCACCAAAGGTTACAAACCTTTTTGTAGTATTAAATGTTCTGTATCTACCCCAGAAGCCTTAGCAAAGAAGCAAGCCACAAACCTTGCAAAGTATGGTGTTGATAATCCAGCCAAAGCAAAGAGTGTTCAAGAGAAGGCTAAACAAACCAATCTTGAAAAATATGGGGTTGAGTATGTTAACCAAGTAAAAGAGTTTCAAGAAAAAAGTGTTCAAACTAATCTTGAAAAATATGGTACTCGGGTAGGTTCACAATCTGAACAAGTAAAAGAAAAAATGCGTGAAACTAATCAAGCCAAGTATGGTGTTGATTATATTTTACAATCTGAAGAATTCAAAGATATTCAACGTAAGAATAACCTTGAGAAGTATGGTGTTGAGCATACTTTTCAAGTAAAAGAGTTTCAGGATAAAGCCAAGACTACCATTCAAAATGTGTATGGTGTTGACAATGTGATGCAATCTGAAACCATTCAAGATAAGGCTAAACAAACTAATCTTGATCGTTATGGTGTTGAACACCCATCTCAAAACCCTGATATTCAGGAATCTATCAAGCAAAGCTTTATGGAAAAGTATGGGGTTGATCACCCCATGAAGACTGATTATTACCGCCAATTATCCAGTGAAACCCAACGGAACCATTTTATTGAAAGTGGTAATTTAGAAAAACAAATTAATCGTATCGAAAGTATTTTTGGTGTAGAATGTTTAACACCTCATAATGAATATACCTCAAACAACATTCTCAAATGGAAGCATATTTGTTGTGGTACAATTTATGATTCTCCTTTTGGTGGGGATATTACGGGTAAACGTATCCTTGTTTGCCCAAACCCTGAATGCCGCAAACAATCTATACCTCAACGTGCAGTATATGAATATGTGCGCGACTTAATTGGTGAAGAGAATATTCTTGTTAATGATCGCAAGACTATTTCTCCTTATGAACTCGACATCTATATCCCGTCAAAGAACTTAGCCATTGAAATGGATGGGGTTTATTGGCATCAAGATGAAAAAGAAAGTCTTGATAAAGTATCTCTTTGTGGTAAACAAGGTATTCAATTACTCCATATCACAGACTTATCTTGGTATGAACATACTGAAGTATGGAAGTCTATTATCGCTTCAAAGTTAAAGACACAAACCAAAGTCTTTGCCCGTAAGTGTGAACTTAAGATCATTGATAATAAAGTGTGTTCGGACTTCCTTGATGTAAATCATTTACAAGGAAGTGTATATGGGAGTGTGAATCTGGGGCTTTATAATTCTGGTGAATTGGTGGCAGTTATGAACTTTGGTAAGCCACGTTTCAATAATGAATATCAATGGGAATTGTTACGCTATTCATCAAAACTAAATGTTACAGTGGTTGGTGGTGCAAGCAAGTTATTGAATTACTTCAAAAATAATAATTCTGGATCTATTGTCACTTATGCCAAGAAGGAATATAGCAATGGTGAGTTGTATAAAACTTTGGGTTTTGAATTAATTGATGAAGGAAAGAAAAGTTACTTCTATATTCATCGTTCCACCAACAAGGTTGTATCTCGCTATCAGGCCCAGAAACATCGTTTACCTGATCTTCTTGGTGATGAGTTTGATGTTAGTTTGACAGAGAAAGAGAACATGGCTAAGGGTGGGTACTTCTTGGTAAATGATCGTGGAAGCTTTACATTTGGTCTCAAGTGATGTAAGATGTGAACCATATGAATGATCACCAAACCTTCAAAGACAAACTTAATCAATTCATTCTTGATAACCCGAAAAG